ACCAGCACCTCCACCATGAACAGAAATACCAGGAGTAGGATTTTCAGGATTAGCACCAAAACTTCTTTGGTTTTCCTCCATTGTTTCGGCTTGCGCCAAAGCCAATTTTCTTTCTTCGATTTGCGTTTGCAAGGTGTTGAAAGAAGCCGTTTCGATTTCGTTCAAAGCCGTGCGGTTTTCTTTTTTTGCAGTATCCATTAAGGCATTCTGCGAGCTTACTAAACCATTAAGCTCTTGTCTGATTTCGGCAGATTTTTTCATTTTATAAACTGTTTTTATTAATTGATATTTGAGCTTCATGGACTGATAGCCCTTTATTTTCACGAACCGTTTCCGGTGTTGTTTCCTTAGTTAATTCGGCACGAATTGCATCGATTGTTTCTACTGATCTTTTCAAAGCTTCAGGATTTGAACCTAAAGGAACAATGGACCATTCAAACAATTCAGTACGGGTGAAATATAACACCCCAGGGTTTTCGCCATCGGCTGCAATCCCCATTCGCCACTCGATAGGATTTGCACCCACCGAAGCCATACGAAGGGTTCCAGCTTGTACTTTTTGCCAAACCTTTTCGGCTGTTGGATTAACTTCGCCTGACTCGAAACGCACTTTTCCAATTAATTGGTTGCCTTCAATTCGAACTTCGGAAGTACCTAAAATCATATCCGGATTATCCGACCAAGTGCGATGCCCGTAAGCAACAATTGGGTTTTTTTCATAACGAGCCAAATCCCAACCATCGATTTTAAAAATAGTATCGTAAGAATCAACCGCTTCGGTAGAAATTACAAATTCGGCTTCACGGTTTTTTATATTTTCATCGGTCAAAGCACGTATTACGGCTTCGCGAATTACTGTACTAGACACCTCCATTTTTTTCATTTTTTGAAATTCTTAAATTATTTTCCAACTGTTTTTCGGTAAATGTGTTGACCGGTGTTAAGTATTCATCTAGCAATTCAGGACCGTTATTTTCTTCTTCTTTTCGACGAATTTCGTTGCGGTTGTAAATTCCTGAGTTCACCATTTTAGAGTAATATTCGCCACGGGATTTAATATCAGCACGAAGGAGCACATTCATGTTTCCACGGAAATAAGCTCCATTGGATTTTTCTATTTTTGAAAGCAGTTTTTTAGTCAATTCCTGCTCGATATTGGTCACTAGAGGCTGTATCGTATCGGACACGTGATCCAGCGATTGCTGCTCGATATTATTATTAGTAGATTGTTGCAAAGACTTGATTTTATGCGGTGCAATGTTGAACCAACGGGCAATATCTTCTATTGAAAATCGCTGCTGCTCAATGATTTGCAATTCCTGAGGCGTGATAGTGATGGGTTGAAAAGTCATTCCTTCATCTAAAACAACAACACGATCGGCAGATTTTTCAGCCATGGCGTTGCGCCATCCTGCTATAATTCCTGCTTTTTCTTTAATTACTTTTTCAGTCGAAATCACTCCCTGACGAACGCCTTTATTATCCATGTTCATAATGGAGAATTCCTGTGTTTTCAAGGCTAGATTCATTTGCATGGCCGCAAAGGTAATGGTGGAAATTCCAACCAATCCATTTAGTGAGAATTGCCTGAAATGCAGTACTTCGCTAGACATTAGCGGGTTTTTTACCCCTCGGATGTAGTAGTACAATTCGTCTTTTATTAGCTCAATATCCTGTACTTTATCCCAAGCGATATATTCGGCACTTACAGGAAATCCAGTATTGTCGGTTATGATTTTGAATAGGCAGTTGCCTCGCAAGGGCAATGAAGTCCCAATTAGTTTTTTGAAAACAAAGGGAGTCATTAGGTAGTTTGGCTCCTGAGAAACTAACTTATCAGCAGGGTGGGAGCGAAGGCGCTCTTTGTTGCCGTTAGTATCCTGATACATACCAAAAGGTGTTTTTGCCAAATCATTAGAGATTTGTTCGACTGCATTGTACACAGCAGACAACTTAAGAGATTCTTTGACTTTGATATTAGATACTGAACCGCCGCCGCCAAAAGAGAGGAACGAACCAAAATCACTAAATAAGGACTGGCTGCGTTGTTCGGCTGGTGCGAAGGCATTAGTAAAGGCACTATCTAATATTGACATAGCTGTTAAATTTCTATGTAAAATTAGATAGTGCCTTAGGGTTTAGTTGTTATCATTGATAACAAATTGAGGTTAGAGGTTAGAGGTTAGAGGTTATCGGGTACTTCGTGCCTCGCAATAACTAAAACTTAAAATACCATTCTTTTTTTATTTTTTCGAAGGTGTAGGTTTGTTTTTCTACAACTACACTTACTACTTCGGCATTGTAAGACTTTGGATCAGGCAATCTTGTTATTGCGGGTTTTAGGTTTTTGGCTTTTAATTTTTCACTCATGATTTTTTTTTGAAACGCTGATTTAAGAAATTATAGAAATTTATTTTTTAAGTTTATTAATATCAGTATTGATTTTTAACGCTAATTCACCAAATACCACCATTGTTTTTGTTAATTCTAAAAATGAACTTTGTATTTTTTTAACCGCATAAGTTAGTTCTTCTATAGATATATTATTTGATGCCGAATTCAAACTAACTTCAAATTCTATTGACGGCGCAAAAAATATTTGACCGTTAAGCAATTGAATTTGGGTTGTTTTTGGTTTTCCTGTAGGTTGGTATTCTTTTAAAAACCTTCCTTTGTTTCCTGTTCCTTTATGAATTAATTCCAACATATTTGCCATAATTATTTTTTTTATTAGCCACAGATTTGACTGATTAAATGATTTTTTTTGAAACGCTGATTTAAGAAATTATAGAAATTTATTTTTTTGGTTTTGAGATCTCTTTTAAGGCTAGAAATCCGATTATGAATTCAACGATGATAAACGCAACAACTATGGTGTAGCGGACGTTGTTTTTAGAAATTAATTCAATATCCAGCAATAATGATGTTGCAAAAGCAATTACAAATACTAGAGTTATTAGGACTGTTTGTTTCATTTTTTTTTTAGATAAGTTGTTAATTATAGGTTAAGTTTTATGAGCTATGAGGTTAAAAAAATTAATGCGAATCAGCTTTTAGGCTTGCTGAATCTTGATAATTGAACCCGAAATGAGGCATAGTCGCTGTAACGATAAACGCCGAATAAATCGAAAAAAAGTTCGTTGCAATGATCGAAGCAATCTTTGTTTGATTCGAATTCTAGTAATTTTTTGAAATAGAAGTTGTAAAAATTAGCGGTTGTCCCCAGGGAGCGCATTAGTGTAATTTTGGCTTCTAATTTTTCATTTTCAATTCGCAATGCGTTTGCTTCGGCAATTGTACTCATATTGTTTTATTTAAGTGTTACACTAACATTCTGTTTTTTTTAGGGTTATTTTGTTTTCTCAATTATTTCAAAAATACGATCCCAATAAAACTTACTGTTAGTATCAAAATCCAAAACCTCTTCACGACACATCATTACTGATTTTAAAGCACATTTTTTTGCCAATATATTAGATTCTGTAATTTCAAAAAAACAATCATAAATTTCAGCCGCTTTTTTTTCTAAGGTTGTCATTTCCATTTATTTAAATTAACATTCGAACTTATTTTCAGGGTTGTTGTAATAACTTTCATTAGTTTCTTCGGGTTCCGACATAGAACCACCTATTGCGTTTATTGCTGCCACGATTCCATCGACACGGCGGCCATTAGCACCGGAACGCCCTTTGTGGACCTTCATATTATCATTGGCATCATAATAAATTACGCATGAGGCGAGCATCCAAGCCATTACCGGATTGCCATCATGTTTTAATTTTCCAGACAAAACAAGACCTTCGAACTCTTTAGTTGGTGCCGAAATTGTACCGATTGATTGCGAAAATTCGGATACAGAAAAGCCTTCTTCTTCCAAATCCTGCGTTAATTTGGTTGCATTATACGGGTCAAATTCCAAACGCATTACCTTGTGTTCGTGATACGTAGCACGAATTACGTCCTGTATTACATTATAATCGATTACGTTTCCAGGCGTTGCAATTAACCAACCTTCATCTGCCCAATATTGATAAGGCACACGATCTTCTTTTGAACGCTTCAATATAGTATCTTTCGGACAAAAAAACCAGCATTTTAAATATCTTTCTTGATTTTCATCAGGTTCAGATATTAAGACATAAGCAGTGATGTCGATTGTTTTAGACAAATCGAGACCTCCGAACGAACCGAATTTTGTAAATTTTTCCATTGGGATAACATCGACTTTGTTTTTCATCCAGTCTTCGTTATAAATCCATTCGGACAATTCATCAACCCAAATATTTAGGTTTTTGGTTTTGAAATTACGGCGTTTAGAAGGTTGGTTGATTGCTTTTGTGAACTCTTTTCGAATAGCATCGATTGCCAATCCTTGCCCCATCAAAGGATTGGCTTTTATCCAAAGATCTTCGTTTTGCCAGGATTCATCAGTTTCCAAATCTTCTTTGTCGATGTTATGAATCATTATCCAAAGGGAATCATCGACATTACGACCCTCCAAAACTTCAATTACTGAATCTTCATAATTTTTACAGGCGGATTGAACGTTTGCCCCAGCGGTTGTAATGTGATAGATTAACGCCTGTGTACGCTGTACGGTGGAGGATTCGAGGTTTTCTTTCACAGTATCATCCTTATGGGCATGGTATTCGTCAATAATTCCGATATGGCAGTTGATTCCGTCCTGTGTTTTTGAATCACCACCCAGGGCACGCATTTTTGAGTTGGTTTTTTTGAAGCCAATTATTCGCTGCATGGCATAAAAACCCATTTTAGTCAAGGCGGTATTTGCTACCGGACTTTCGATATACATTTTAGCCTGTTCCCAACATAAACGGGCTTGCTCTTCCTTAGTTGCGCCGATGTAAATTTCGGCTTCCATTTCGAGGTCGAAACTCATTCCGTACAATGCGAGTCCCGCCATTTCGGCTGTTTTTCCGTTTTTTTTGGCTCGTTTGTCGTAAACGGTGTTGATACGGCGGTATCCATTTGATTTATTAATCCAACCAAAGACATTATACAGCGTGAATTGCTGAAATGGTGCTAAATGAAACGGTTTTCCTGCCATTTTACCCTTAGTATTATTGAGGAAAGCAGGGAA